AGCCCATCTCGGCTTCGCCAGTTGTTGAAGCACCAGCGAAGGTTGAACCTAAAACTTTTGAAGCACTCGTGGCCGCCCACAGCGATTACGGAACTTCAAAGCTCAAGGCTATGCAAGCCGTGATGCTGTCTAACCCCAAAGAATACTCCGAGGCTCTGTCTCGTGGTATTACCAAACTCTAAACAAAAGGATAAAAGAAAATGTCTACTCAAGTTGATGGTAATTTTCGCACATTCGGCTCGGCTTCTGCCATCTCGGCGTACCGATTCGTTCAGCCCGACACCACCACGGCTGGCTTCGTTAATGTTGCGGTAACTGGTGCAACCAAAGCTATCGGCGTAACTCAAGAAGATGTTGCCGCTGGTGGTTTCGTGGCAGTTAAGTTGTTTCATCCAACTTTTTTCGCAACGGTTTCCGGCGTTGCGGCAGTCGGTGATACTTTGAAATTCGACGCTACTGGTTTGGTGACCACATTGGCCGCCAACCTCGTGACGGCTGGTGTTGCACTCGAAGCGGCCACAAGTTCATCGGCTGTTATCGAACTTGCAATTCCGATGTTCTAAACAACGAAACAATAAACAAAAGAAAGAATAATATAAAATGAGCTTTATTTCTGGTGGCACGACCATTCGTGCCGATATTAACCAAGCCCTCATCGAAGCCCCCGCAGAGATCGGCTTGATCGGTGCAGACATTCTCCCTCTCTTGCCAGTATCGGCAAAGAGTGGCGTGTATCTCAAAGTGCAGACAGCCGATGCCGACATCCTCAATGCTGATGCGGCCAAGCGTACTGCTGGTTCTGAATACGCTCGTGCGGTTCGGAAATTCACAAGTGATACCTACGATTGTATCGAAACCGGCTTGGAAGAGCTAATTGACGATAGTTTCAAGCAGGATGCAAACAGGTTTTTTTCGCTGGAAAGCGAAACTGCCAAGTTCTTGCTCCGCCAAGTTAAGCTCTCCCACGAAAAGCGGGTGGCTGACTTGCTCTGGGCAACAACGACTCCCTTCACCACGACTGACATTAGCCCTACGGCTTCCTACATCGAAGGCAACTTGGCAACCATCAACGCCCCTGCGGACGTTGCGGCTGGCAAATTGGCTCTTAATAAATTAGGCTATGCGGCAAACGCCGTCATAATGAGTGCCAATGTATATGAGAGAGTTCGTCGTACCACCCTCCTACAAAATCAATTCTACGGAGTTGTGTCGAATACTGGTGGTCGCTTGCTCGATGAAAAGCAGATTGCAGAAGCGTTTGGTGTGGATAATGTCTACATCGGCCGCGCGGCTTACAACACAGCAAACAAGAACAAGAGCTACTCTGGCTCGTTCATTGTTCCCGATACCAAGATCGTTGTTGCCAATGTTGCTGGCGGTCAGTTCACCGCTGGTGGATTAGGACGCACCTTGGTCTGGTCTGATGACGCTCCCGGTGGTTTCGTCTCCGAGAGCTATCGTGACGAGGCTCGTCGCTCCAATGTTCTCCGTGTTCGCATGAACACAGCCGAGAAAGTCATTGATGCGAACGCCGCCGTCCGTATCACCACGACTTACAGCTAAAGATTGGTTGGTTGTTTCCTCCGAAGAAGGGGGAGCAGGGGAAACCTTGCTCCTCCTTTTTCTTTTTGACATTAGGACAATAAAACTATGTCCGACCTTTCTAATTCCGAGCCTTATTACGACCAGATTTCCCACGCCGCTAGACCCGGCACGCAGTATGTCACCACAACCGCAAGTTCTGTTACTGGCGTGTTCGCTGGCCTAGTAGCCATTACAGAAACAAAGTTCTACTCAATCACATCTACTATTACTGGAATGAGTGCGATTGCAAATACAACCTTGGCAAGTGCAACCACAATCCCTGCTGGCGCATATATCGCTGGGGATGTTTCTAATTTCCGTATCCATTCTGGCGTAGTCCTAGCAATCGGAGACTAATATGGCTCGGTACGGCTACGGAATGTCCGTAAGCGGTAGTAGAACAGCTATTGTTGCTTCTGGAGGAGCCGCGCCCAGCGGGATTTCACTTACTGCACCAACAATATATGTTTCTGGATTAACTTTTGCGGATGGAGGCTATTTCTCTGGTGGGGTTTTGTATAGTCCATATACCTTGTTTACACCCGGATATTGGCAGGATGTATACAATGTTGGATTTGTAACATATAATGGAGGAGGGTGGGGTTTTAGAACTTTTGCAAATGGTGAAAGCAGTCCCGAAGCTGCTTTAGTAGCAACAAATACTGCATTGCCAACATCACTTCCGACAACTGGATGGGTTAATTCGCAGAATGATTTAACCGTAACAGGCACACTCGTAATCAGCACAACTCCGTAATGAACACCATCACCGCCGCTTAATTATTATATGCCACATTACGGATATGGAATGTCATTAAGCGGTAGCAGGACACCCCTTGTTGCTTCTGGCGGAGCCGCACCTAGCGGGATTGTTGTAGCCACCACAAACGCAGTTAATATATCTGGAAGTAATTTACAAGTTCCAGACGGCACATATACAAAAGTTACAACTATTGGAACTAGAGTTGCTGGCATACTTTCGAGCGATAAATTGCTTCTTGCTACTGGTTTGGTTTATTTGAAGGAGGCTGGATTTACAGATTCAAGCGGAACAGGAAATCCACCTTATGTTTTTGTGCCATACGGACATATACTTATTCCACCAAATACAACTTTTACTGCTACAGGATTAACACCATTAGATTCTGACACAACTTGGAAGGCTGGGGTAGTTTATGGAGACGCAGATGCATCTCAATTTATTTATGATAGATATTCACTTAATTCATCAACAGACGCAACAATAATACCCACCTCCGGCTGGTCTCCATCCATCACCATCACTGCCTCTTGATGAATAACTAAAACGAATAAATTGACATCCTCTAGCAATTAGAAATCCTATCAAAATGAAATATCCTATTTCAGTCTATCTCATAGCTGGTAATGAAGAAGAATACATTGAGCGTTGCCTCAAGTCGTTTGCCCCAATCGCAAAAGAAATGGTTGTATGTATTTCTAGGGGGTCAGCTACGCCCGACAAGACCGAGGAGATTGCGAGTGGGCTTGGAGCGAAGATCGTTCACTACCAGAATAAAAGAACTGATTGGGAGCATATAGACGATTTTGCAACTGCTAGGAACACGGCTCTTGAGGCTTGCTCAAACGAATGGTGTTTATGGGTAGACGCTGACGATGTAATGGCCGAGGACGGGGCGAAGGTTGTCGAGGAGGCTATTGACCTTGCTATTCAAAAAGACGCTCACCTAGTGGCGTTAAAATACAATGTGGACAACGCTGGCCTTATTCCCCTTCGAGAAGAAATCTCAAAGAAAGGAACTTGTAGCTGGAAGAACCGGGTTCACGAAATGCTGGTTTGCAAAGAGCCAAACAAAACGATTGGGGTAGATAAGATTTTCCGTATTCACAAGCCTCACGGATACAAGCCAAGGAGTGCAGAGAGAAACTTAAACATCTTGGCCGACACGCTTGCCCCAGCCGCCAACTCCCTTTACTACCAAGCCCAAGAGTATTTTCTGTCTGGGCAGATTGAAAAGTGCATTGATTCGAGTATGCGGGCGTTAGCCTTTCCGGAACTAGAGGACACGCTTCGCTACGATGTGCTTTGCAACTTGGGGAGAGTTGCACCAGAAAACGAGAGGCTTTCTTATCTTGGTCAAGCCGTAGCACTACAACCCGATAGGCGAGAGGCTTATTTCTACATAGCAAATCATTGGTCTGGAAAGGGAAACTGGGTAAAGGCTTATGGTGCGTCGAGGACTTGTATGACTTTGCATAGGCCAAAAGCCCACTATTGGAATCTTGTCGAGGCAATCTATAACTGGCAAGCGATGGACTTATACGAGACGGCCTCGGTGTGCGTAGGCGAGACTGGCGAAGCTGAAAAGATTAGGAAGATGCGACCAGCCCCCAAGATCAGCATTGTTCACGCCACAAGGGGCAGACCGCAAGTAGCTTGGCAGAGGCGATGGATGTGGCTTTCTTTAGCCGAGAAGCCCCTAGAAATTGAGTGGTTGTTTATGGTCGATCACAATGACCCAATCGACTACACCCCCCACCAAGCCATTAGGTGCAATCCGGGTGGGATGATTAACGCTTGGAACGCAGGGGCTAAAATAGCGAAGGGGAACATTATCATTCAAATGAGCGACGATTGGACGCCCCCCCGCCATTGGGATGCCCTAATTTCGCACGCTATCGGCGATACAAACGCAGAGAAAGTGTTGGCAGTATCAGATGGCCTCCGCACAGATAAACTGCTTTGTATGGCGATTCTGACGCAATCTAGGCTAAAGAAGCAAGGGCATCTATTCCACCCCGACTACCAAGAGTCGGATGGCATCTATTCGGATAACGAGCATACAGACAGAGCCTACGAAGAACAAGTGGTGGTTGAGGCTAGACATATCCAATTCAAGCACGATAACCCTATGTTTAATGGCGGCCAACCAGACGAGCAATTAAAAAACCACAACAAGCCGGAGTTCTACGAGAAAGGAAAAGCGATCTATGAAAAACGCAAAGCAAATAATTGGATGTAGGAAATCAAAAAAGGGGGAGGATACGAAGGGGCTTGGTATGATTAGATTCGGCAAGTCTCGCCCTGACCCCACCAAGTATGTGAAGGTTAATATCACCTATGACGAAAAAGCAGAGAAAGATTTGTATGAGTGCGGGATGATTGCGTTAAAGCACGACAAGGAAGCAGTCATTCAATATGTGATTGTAAAAGCTCTTACCGGATACGCAAAGTGCAAGAAATAAGCATCCACGACCCCTTCGGACAAGCCCTTGCAAAATATAGCGAGGGGCTTGAGGTTGGGCTAGAGATCGGGGGAGGAACTGGGGACGGCTCGACTCAATGTATCAGAACCAAAAAACTATTCAGCATTGAGAACCACCCAGACCGCATAGGCCGTCATTCGATGAACCTATCTTCAAGGGGGGGTGTGGCCATCAACGGCACGGCAACCCTATCAAAACTCTGGATGAACAAGAATGATATCGAGGAATTTTATCGAACCATCAAAACAAATCTCAACCAATACCCGCTCGAAACAGTTCTGGGCTGGCACAATGTCTGCCTAGAGACTGCCTTTCCTTATTCGACCAACGCCATCGAGGACATTCACTTTGAGCATAATGTGGATTTTAACTTTGTTCTGATTGATGGTTCTCCCTTTTCTGGTGAGGCAGAGTTGCGCTGCGTCCGCCCCTTCCTAGCGGAGAAGGCAATCATCGCATTGGATGATGTGAACGACATTAAGAACTTGGCGAACTATAATAAGCTCAAGGGATTTGCCGAACTGCTCTGGGAGGATTGGTCGGTGCGTAATGGTGCGGCCATCTTTGAGCTATGACCAAGGGAATCATCACATCGGAATCACCCGAAATTCATTGGGAACATCTTAATGTAGCTGGCGGTAGGTTGCTTGACTTAGGGTGTGCGTTCTGGACGGAATCAGAAAGGCAAGAGGCCAACGGAACGACCAAGTATTTTCTATCTCAAAAACCAGAGTTCTATATGGGGGTGGACATAAACCAAGGAGACATTCAAACCCTTTCTCAACAATACCCACAAGGAAAGTTCTTGTGCGAAAAGGCAGACTCCGCACCTCAAATGAACACTTGGATAACAGAAAACTCCATCACTCACATTAAGTGCGACATCGAAGGAGACGAGACTCAACTTCTGCAAATTGAGAATGTTCACAATCTAAAAGAGATTGCTATTGAGCTACACTATTCAGACACTTGGCTAAAGGAGTTCATGGCTTGGTTTGATTCGATTGGATTTGAGTGCTACCGGCACGACTCGGTTTCTTTCTGTCCAGAGATTAGCGTTATCTATGGGCGATTGAAATGCTGACCATCTTTACCATCGTCCTCAATGGGATGCCCTACATCCAGAGGCATCTGGCAGAATTTCAGAAGCTCAAGATTCCTTGGCAATGGAGGATTGTCGAGGGAGTGGCCGAGCCTCTTGGATGCACCCGCTGGTGCAAGCAAGTTCCAGACAAGTATCACAAGGACTTTATAAGCGCAGACGGAACGCACGAATATCTTGAGAGCATTAGGGACAAGAATGTTTCAGTCTGTTGGCAGGCCAAGCCCTTCCCCGGGAAGCTGGCGATGATTAACGAGGCTTTGCAGGGAGTTGAGGATGGCGTGGTGATGCAGATTGATTCGGATGAGATGTGGAAAGCCGACCAACTAGAGGCAATTTTTGGGCATCTCAAAGGATGCGAGGATGGGCGGGCTATGCAGTTTCATTGTAACTATTATGTGGGGCAGAATAAAAAAGTAGTGACTAGGGAAGGATTTGCTATGCATTGGTACGAATGGTTTAGGGCTTGGAAGTGGGGCAAGGATGTTCACTTTACAAGTCATGAACCACCCAAACTTAATGTGCAGTCAATGATGATTCCGAGGGGAGTGACTGAAACTTGGGGACTAACCTTTGACCATTTTGCCTACGCAACCAAGGAGCAAGCCCAATTCAAGGAAGATTTCTATGGCTATAAAGGGCTAGTCGAAGGATGGGAAAAGCTACAACAAACATCTAGCCCAGTTAGATTAAGGGATTACTTGCCATTCATAACGGACAAGAGCGTTGCTGATGAGTGTTAAAACCATCAAATACTCGCAGAGGTTGGGCGATGTGCTTCGTTGTCTACCCGCCGCCAAGCATCTAGCCGACCAAGGCCACGAAGTTTTCTTTGATTGCTTTGCTCAATATAACGATGTTTTTGAACTGACTAGCTATGTGAAGGCTGGACATAGGCAGGGAGATATAATTGATTTAGAGGTTTGGCCAAACCAGTATGAGGCTTATAGGAAAAGCAAGAGAAGCTGGACTGACTTTGTGTATAGCCATCCAGAGATTAAGGATGCAGACAAGACCAACATTGTCCTAGACAAGCTGGACGATGAACCAGCCGAGGGACTTCCAGAAACCTACAATCTAGTTGCCCCATTTGGCTTATCCCAAGGCTACTATCGAAACCCACTAGAGTTAATTGTTAGGGCTAGGCAAACTATGGGTAAAGATAACTTCTATGTGCTATGCCCCGCCGACATTAAGATTCAAGGATTAAACACCTACACCGCCCCATCGGTTGAGCAGATGGCAAAGGCGATTCGAGGGGCTACGGACTTTTGGGCAATCAATAGCACCCCAATCATCCTTGCTTCGGCAACTAGGAGAGACAAACAAACTGGCTTTTTCCCACAGAAAAACGAGTGGGAAACAGACAACATTTTCAGCTTTGAAGGGCTAGTTAGTATGGATTGACACAAGGAGTGGTTTTATGGCTGGCAGTATCCCCACCTCCTACTTCGCAACAGACTTGAACTATATGATTCAAGACCTATATCAATCCGTGACTGGCTTGGGTTCGTCCTCTGTTTCTGCCTCTGTTACCGACCTATCTACAGCGAGCGAACTAGAGATAGGTGGTGAAGTATTTAGGGTGACTCAAAGCCTAGTTGTTTTAGCTTCTGGAATCTCTGCCCCAGTTATCGGCTCTCTTTGCACAGTTAGCGGGGTGGAACGTATGATTGGGGGATTTTCGCAAAGCACAGATGGCCTTTCCTTTACCATCGAACTTGCGGAGATTACTACCTAATGGCCTCGATAGAGAGGGAGGTGGAGAACGCCCTCCTTAATGTTGTTTCTGGTGTTACTGGGGTGAACTTCTTTACTAGCGAGAGGGGAACGGCTCGCACGATGCCAAGTGTCACAGTTCAAGCTACCATCAGCGGAGAAGAACTTGTGCCTTTCTCTGGTGTATTCAAAACCCCAGCCTTGATAACCTATGTAGCAAGGGCAGACACCACGGCGAGAGCCGACTTCGATGCCAAGTTTTATGACATCCTAGAACAACTCTATCGTGACCCAGACTTGGCTAGTTATCTAACCAGCAACTCAAACATAACTTTCTATGTGGCAAAGGTGACTGGGGATAGCCCTGCGGTTATTAGTCAAAATCGCACTTGGTCAAGGGCTATGACCCTAGACATCACAGCAACGGCAAAGAAATGAACAATAGCGTTCAAATCAATGTGGAGGATGCTTTAGAGAATCTTCTTGCAAACATCCCCAATCTCAATGTCTATAAGACTAATAGGGTGGGGGCAAAGCTATTCCCATCAGCCACAATCTCTGCATCGGTTGGGGGGCAGTTGCTTGGGAACTATACCGGAGTGTATGAAGTGGCCGTTACAATCGACTACTCCGACACAGCGACCAAGATTAGCCAAGAGGCTTTTGACGCTGAATACTGCTCGATCTTTGAGGCGTTCTATTCTGAAACACCTCCCCTCTTTACCAAGATTCAAAACAATATAGTCGATACAAAGGTTTATACTGCTAGGATTACTGGACAAACCCCAACCATAAAGACCGCTAAAAGGGCTTGGCAGAGGGGATTGAAAATGAGCCTTATTTGCACCCCATCAGAATTAGACGACGGCTTGCGATTCTTGGATTTCAGCGAGCAAAGAAACTCAATGTATGTGGCAGTCATTTAACAAGGGATAAGGCTATATGGCACTTTCCATTTTAGACGGCAACCAGTCAGCAACTACGCTTTCAACCATCCTTTCTAGCGGGCAACATATCACCGCCCACACGGTTGTTAGCCTTGGCACTCAAGCGATTACAGATATAGTCAATGCGACTTCGACTGGCCTTACCAACACCCAACTCCGAGCTAGTGCAGTCACAGTAGGGGGTACAGTTACAGTCGGTAACAGCGTCACAATCGGCTCGCTCCCTGCCATCTCTGGCACAGTCACCGCCAATCCAACTGGCACACAGACGATTGCAGGTTCAGTAACACTAGGAGCAGGCACGGCACAGATCGGGAGCGTCACGGCAAGCCTATTAACCAGTCCTACCTTTAGCCAAGCTTTTGCCGATGTTTTTATTGAAAGAACAAGTCAATTTGCTGAGATACAAGCGAGCATCGTTTCTCCCCTCCCCGCTGGCACAAACCGCATCGGAGTAGTAACGATTGGAGCAGGAACAGTCACCATCGGAGCGGGAACTGCACAGATTGGTTCAGTCACGGCTAGTATCTCTAACTTTCCAGCCACGCAACCAGTCTCACTAACTACGCTACCAGCGTTAGTCGCAGGCACGGCACAGATTGGATCTGTTACCGCATCAATTTCTGGGACGGTACCAGTTAGCGGAACATTCTTTCAGGCCACTCAGCCCGCATCTTTAGCGTCCTTGCCAGCACTTGCGGCTGGCACAAACCAAATCGGCTCTGTCACCGCATCTATCAGCGGGACGGTTCCCATCAGCATCTCCTCCGTTACGGTAGGTAACAGCGTCACTATCGGCTCGCTCCCTGCGATTAGCGGGACGGTTACAGCTAACACCTTCGCCTTGCAAGGCACGGCCGTCACCACCTCTAACTTTACCAGCACCACCGCCTCTACCGTGCTTGCTAGTTACAATGCGACAAGGGAAGTGCTGACTATTTTTAACGAGGGAGCTGGTAATCTGCATATCGCACCCGGAGTTACTTGCACCACCATCGCCTATCAGGTGCGCCTATCGGCAGGGGATTACTACGAAGTGCCAAATCACCAAACGACGATCACTCACTCGGCCGTGTTTGCAACCGCAGGGACGGCTAGGATTTGCCAACTTAGCTAAGGATCGGAAGATGCCTCTTTACCGCAGGCAAATAATTAAGCCAACGGCTGACTTAGACGCTGTTGCCTACATTGGAAGAGCGGGGATTACGGACGTAGTAGCACAAAATGCGATTAATGATTTTGTTTTAGGGATTAAAAATCTTGGTATTTGGAGTAGTATAGTTAGTTGGCCTCTACGCTCTACCCAGAACGCTCAAAGCGGCACGACTGTTTATAGCTTGGGCGGTTTTGGGACTTTTGATGGGACGCTAGCTGGATCACCACTTCCAACTCGGGGAGTAGATGGAATTACTTTTACTTCTGGTTTTTCTCAAACAATAAACATCCCAAACATTGCTATAACCGCAACTGATTTAATTTTAGCTACCTGCCAAGCCGCTACATCTGGGAATTTAAGAACTATTAACGCAACGGCTAGCGGAGCAGATCCGGGCATTTGGGCGGGATTTGGTGGTTCGTATTATTGGGATGTAAGATCTAGCGCAAATGCATTGAATAGACTACAGGGAGGATCAACTCCAACAAGCCGAGTATTTACGCACGGGATTGCCTCAGCAAGCGGTTCAACATTCTTTGTTAATGGAACTTCAATTTTAAGCAATGCAGTTTCATCTGCAAATGCAAATATGACATCTTTTAAAATAAATTCAAACGGCGGGAATGGTAATTTTGCTTTTGCTTTGTTCTCTCAATCAATAACTGGCAATGCATCGCTCTACTCCCTCTACAAAACAACCCTCGGGGCAGACTTAGGATTGCCGTAATGCCCTTACTCCTCCTCACCCTCTTGCTATGCTCCTGCTCGCCACAGCCGGCCGAGAACACCGGCCTGCCTAACTACGATATGATGCAAGCGGCTGAGGACGCAGGGCAAACGCCCAGCAAGTAGAGCCAATATGATGCACCAATATACTTATGAGGATTTTATGTCCTCGCTCAAATGGCTTGAGGCCGAGGGTTACATAGAGAAGTTCTACGACTCCAATAACGAGTTATGCGTCCGAATCTGCGAAGGAGCGGAGGATTGTGAAGTATGAGTGCCGATCAAGTTGCAGAACTTCAAGAGCGCTTATCTGTTGTCCGTGAGGCAATCGCAAGAATAGAAGAAAGACAGCAAAGTATTATTTCCGTTATAGAACGCCATACTAGCGAGCTGGCTCAATGGACAGCCAAGATTAACGGCAAGGTGGACACCCTAGAGAGGGAGTCGCATACCATCAAAACAAAGCTCTGGTTAGTTGCGCTAGTGTCGGGAGCGGTCTTTTCTACGATTTGGGAACTTATAAAGGTGCGAGTGTTCCCACGATAATTTGACACAAGCAAAGGAGATTATGAAAAATACACTTTCTAACGAGGTTTCAATCTAATGGCCGCCGTCACAATCGGAACTTCTAACTTGACCTTCGCAACTGTTTCCGAGGGTAGCATTGGGTTGGTTCAGAGCTTTTCAGAGGCTCGTAATATCGAGAAAAACGAAGTCCGAAATAACGCCGGCGATATTGTTGCCGTTGGATACTATAACGCCACAACCTCCTACTCACTATCGGTTGCCCTTATTGGTGCTTATAATGTAACCGCGGGGGCGGCTCTTGCGGCCTTGAACAATGCAACTACGGCTGTTGGAAATGGCTCTCTTCGCATCGATTCTATCACGATTAACAAGTCTAACGATGCGTTTGTTACCCTCGATATCTCGGCTACTGGCTATCCGAATGTAAGTTAATAGAGGTTCTAATCCTCTATTGAAATCCTAAACTTATGACCGAAGCCTACTGGGGAACGACTAACATAAAAGTGGCGAGTGCCGTTGCTTCCTTTGGAGCAAAGCCAAGACAGCTCGACCCAGTAACTAGGACAATCAAAGAGGACGGAAGCACCCAAGCGACCTTCTGGTTCGAGGCGGGGGCAGGGACAGAGGCAAAGGCAGAAATGGAACGCCCTTGGTCAGAAATGAAGAGCGACCCAGAAAGCCCAATCCGCTATGTTCGAGCGGCCTTGGAGAACCGAGAAACCTTCTTGGGGCTACTCAAGAGGGCGGTTCCGGTGCGAGTGATACAAAGGGGCGGGCAGACTTTACTCATCTCAGAAAACGCAACCTCGGAGCAAAGAAGGGCAATCCTAAAGCATCTATGAGCATATCCCTAGAAGAAGAACTAAACTCGGCCTTTATATCCCCAGACAAAGAATATATGGGCGAAAAACTAGCACCCTACACGGAAGGCTCTCGCTTGCTTCTCCTGCAAGTAAGGGACGATGAGGATTCCTCAATCTATTTTATCTGGTCGTTTATCTATGTCCACATTCTCCTAGCCAAGAACAAGAAGGACGCAATCAAACTGGCTTGGAACAAGAACTTGTTTAGGGAAAAGATAATGGAATATATCGAAGGCAAGACAGAGGCAGATCGTGAAGTAGCCACCACTATCGTCTCCAACATTTTAGACGAAGCCCAGAAGGGCAAAGTTGATGTTATCCCAGCCCCTCATCAGCCCGACTTGGGAAACGCCTAACGCCAGCGGGAACAGCAAGTTTTGTGTTCTCGTTGGCAGAACGAACTGGTTGGAGCATAGATTATATCTTATGGAACATTCCTTTAGCCCTAATAACGCAAGCAACTCATACCTACCTGTGGCAAAATGGAGCGAAGTGCCGGCGGGTGCTTACAGAGATAGGTGAGGATAGGGAAAACCTAGAGAGGCTATTGGGTATAGTTTAACACAAAGAAGAAGTTTATGGGCAATCTATTCAAATTAGATGTGACGGAGTTTAATAGGACGATTGACCTATATCTTGACCTAACTAACAGAGATAGGATTGATGAATTGAATCGCAGGGCGGCCAACATTTGTGCAAGGGCAAGCAAGCTGACAGACAGAGCAGACCCAGAAAAGATTTCTGATGATATGAAGGCAGTTGAAACTGTTACCGCTTCTTATGTTAAAAAAACAAAGAAAAGGGGCGAGTATGTTGCGTTAAGTAAAGGTGGAAAGACAACCCAGAAACAAGCAACTGTTAATTATATGGGGAGTCAAGAGGCTTTTAAGATTGCGAACTGGAGACTTGCTAGGGGTAAAAAAATGGGATTTTACAACAAGTTTCCAGCTAAATTAGCTGGGCCGGGCAAGGGTAAAAAGGGTGGAACAGCAAGCCAGTTTTATAATAAGTTTGTTAAGAGAGCAAGGTCATCCGCTGGATATATAGCCGCTGGATGGTTGCCAGCCTTTTATCATTTTAGCAGAAAGACCATTAAGAAAACAATTCAACCCGATAATGTTATATTGAAATTTTTTAGGGCATTAAAGGGAAGTGCTGGACTGGGATATGGGATTGACAATGTCTTTGCAGATGGCGAGGTGGTTAAGGCGGTATTTGTTAATGCGGCGGCTGGGGTAGCAAAGATTGGGCCTCGTGCTTTACAAAATGCGATAAATGAAGAAGAGGCAGATATGAAGGAAAAGATTGCACAAAAGCAACAAGAGATTGCTGACAAGGCCAATAGGACAAGGTAATATATATGGCTTTTGTATTAAAAGGAGAGATCGAGATTGACGGACGCAAAGCTACAACTGGTTTGCGAGGTGTCCAAAAGGAAGCTACAAGGACGGCAAGTGTATTCAAGCAATCTGATGCCTCTGCTCAAAAGCTGGGCAAAACTCTTGTTGGGCTAGGATTGAGTGCCGGTAAGGCTGGGACATCTCTTGGGACACTAGCCAGACTTGGGACTGGTGGAATCTTTGGGTACGCTGTGATTGGCTCAATGAATAAGTTTGGCGAAACAGTCAAACAAGCATCGACAGATTACTACACGGCACAAAAAGACCTAGCTGGAGCATTTGAGACATCATTCAAAAGCACAAGCATTGAGGAGGCAAGGGCCGGCGTAGAAAAGACCCAAGACACAATCGAATCTTTGCGAGGGAAGATTACTCAATTAGGTGCTTCTGGTGGCATTCTTAAGGCCCTCGAGAAATTTACTGGAATTAATTTGGGAGTTGGGGACACGGAGAAAGCATTAAAACAAGCGCAAGATCAACTTGTTCTACAAGAACAAATCGTCAAATTAAAGCAACAAGAATTAAAACAGACAGAAGGAATACAAGCAGAAACAAGGGCAATCGTATTACAATCTAAAATAAACCAAGAAAACCTTAAAGCAGAAGCCGAAATATATGGATTACAGAATTTGTCGGTTAAACTAGCGAAGGAAGAAGTGGCACAAGCCAATGCCCTTTATGATGAGAATTCACGCATACTGAATCAACTAATCGAAACGAATAGGGAAGAAAGCAATAAAGAAGCCATCAAAGATAGGCAAATTAAGAAAGCAGAATTAGAATTTGGAATTTTAAGAGCTAATCTTAATGTTCAAAAAGAAGAGGCAAGACTCAAAGAAAAGCAATCCAAGACACTTCAACAAGCCGGAGGTGGAGTGCTTGGTGCAAGTAGGGCTGGTGGCCAAGCTCTTGATGTTGCAAGAAAACAAAGAGAGAGACAACTTAAATCAGAAAACTTTAAGACCGCAGAGAGGATTGCTCCAACCCAGAGGGATAGAGAAAAGCTGGCCGCACAACAAGCCGCAGGGGAAATGCCGTCATTAGCGGAGAAGATTCAAGGCGGATTAACTGGCGTAGACCCATCTCAACTTGCAAGAGATGCGGCCGCAAGTAAGTTTGAGAAAGATAGAGCATTTGGCCCCTCAAAGATGACAGGAACACAAGGCAAACTTGGCGAAGAAAAAAGCAGTTTAAGCAACGAGACCCTTCAAGCAATTAAGAAATTGGTTGAACTTATGCAATCTGGAACAGTGGTAAAATAATATGGCAAGTGTAATTATTGGAAGCGCAATCGGGGCAACTAGCACCTCAAAGGTCTTGCAAAGGCAAAACTTTAATAAAGAACCCAACGGCCTAGAGACGCTCATTGAGTCTTACGCAATTCAAACAGCAAATAGAGACACGATTGTTCCACAGAAAGATACGCTACATTCTGCATTTTCATCCTCTACAAAGAAATACTCTCGAATGGTTGTTGAATCTGTAGCCACAGAAGAACAAGATGGCGGTATTACTCAAATGCTTGTCACCTTTGTGGGGCTAACGACAGCGAGTGGCTTGCCTCCACCCATAGTGCGCCTAATCCCTACACCCGGCGCAGGCATATACGGCCCTCCCCTTGTTGTCGAAGCAGAGTTTATAACTGATATAAATGAGTCACAATTTATTCAAGGTAATATCAATGCAACTGCTTCAATCAAATTAGGGAACATTTCATTTGGTCAAGTCAATCAAATGCCAGCATTTATTAATGGAACAAAAATGCCATCAAATCCCAGAACACCTGCAAAAAGCCAACAAGGCTTTAGCCTGCTAGAGTATTTTGGCTATTGCACAGAATCACACGCTTGCGAACGAAGAGGGCTGTTTCTTGTCGCAAGAACCACATATAAAGAGTTTGAGGCGGGCTTTAACTTTGCGTCTTTTCAATAAGGTCTTATGAGAGAAAATACACTTACAGAACTCCAAGGAATATCTATCCTTACAAAATCATTTTTCAATAAGCTGATAAGAAGGATTGAAAGCACTAAACCAGTAGCTGGCCCCGGAATTACAATTATAGAGGAAGATAATGGATTCAAAATTGGAATTGGTGGTACTGGTAGTGGAAGTTTCCAAGAAGTCACTCTAAATGTTTGTTCTAATGGAGAACCCGCTACAATCAAAGTTTTTGCTCAAGCACAGAATTGACACAAGGAAACAATTAAATGGCTCAAAGTTTAGACATCTATATTGACACAACCAACGGAAACCTAGTAGCCGCAGGGTCAGCTAGAAACGGAACGCTTCCAACGCTAACCCGCAACGACTCATATAATCTTCGTGTTCGGTTACAAGAGAGAGATTCTGCTGGGTTTCTTCGAGATTTAGATACAACTGGTTCTTCAATTAAGTTGGGCATTGGTGGGATTGATGCCGACCCAACTGACGGACAATTCAAGCTGGTTCTCAATAGCGTAACATCCAACGCCATTTCATTTAACGCAACAACTACTCAAGTTTATAACGCCATTTCTGCAATCGCTAGTGCTGGTGTCGGCGTTGCGACCTATGGCAACGAGGCGTATGCCTACTTAATTACTTCGGCAACGGCGAACACGGCTATGTCGTTTGGTGGTTCTGCTTTTACGCTTTTCCCAACTAGCTCTGTTCTTGTAAGCACTCGTAGATTCCCAGCTTCTTCGGTAGCCGCACAACAAGTCATTCGTCTAGTCCGAAATCCTGCCGTCTATTCAGATACATTCATTGCCTCTCCTACCGCTGGAGTTGTGTCTCTGACCAAAATTCAAGATGGGTCTGCCACGCAAAACGAAACATATAACCTAGCAGTTGGGTCTGATGCCGAAGGCGGTTCAGTTATTCTAAACTATGGAGCTAACTCAACAACCGCAATTCCGGTAGGCTCGAATGCGATTAGCTTTTCAGAGGCTTTAACATCAATTATTGGAATTGGGGATGGAAATATAAGCGTTGACGCTGGAAACAATGCGGGAAACTATTCTATTTCTTTTGTCCGTGGCCTTGGCCTAACGAATATCACAACTGCTCTTACGCTCGACGCAAGCGGAGTTATTTTTGGGAGCTTCTTACAAACGACTTGCACTCTTGCAACGGCAGAACTTGATGAGCTATTTGCGGAAGCTGGTGCAGACACTATCTCGCCAAAGATTGAGGTTGAGTTAACTCAAAATGGGACACCAAAGACGGTTCTTCAGACTGATGTAACTGTCCGTAGGGATTTATTGACCAGCGGTAGTGCCGTTCCCGCCGCCCAAAGTTCCTACCTTACTGCCGCCGAGAGCTACGCCGCCTTTGTAAGAAATTCAACAACAGGAGTAAATTCAACGGCTAGAGGTCTTGCCGATTCCTCTGCCGTAACCTCGGTTGCCTTTGGTGCTAGGACGCTCAACAATAACTCTGGCACAGTAGTCGTTAGTTATGGGGCTGGGCTTTCCTTTTCCAACACTCCTCTTGGATTCTATGGGGCAACAGTCACCGCCCAACCCGCCAACATCAATGTAGTCTCTGGCTTAATCAATCTCGGGCTAATTGCAAGCGGGGCAACCTACGGAGTGCTTCCGCAATCTCCGAAAACCGTCACCACTCTAACCTCTGTTTCTTTCGGAACGGTTGCTCCCAACGATCAGCATTATCGGGATGTGGTTGTGACTGGTGCGTTAGTAAATGATATTGTTTTAGTGGGCTTGCCATCGGCAATTTCAGCAGGCGCAATTATTCAAGGAGTGGTTTATCAGACCAACACAGTCTGCTTATCTTGCGTAAATGCCGACAGCGTTGCTAGGGATGTGAACACAGCCACCTACCGAATTACAGTCATTGGTTATTAACTAGGGGTTGATGCCTCAACGAAATCCTATGGGTAAAATCCTTCACGCCAGTGGAAGCGGGTATTTTCCATTTTGCATTCAAGAAACACAACAAGTTGACCCTTGGGATGAGCCATTGTCTCTCAAGGAGGCAATGTCACTATATTGGAAAGTTAAATCTTGGACAATACAAGTAACTGGAAATTTATTTTATACTGTTTTTCGTTATGAGCCCGGCGCACAAACAGGACTTTTCCAGACTGGGGTACAGACATTAGATGCTAAAGTGTGTCCTTCTGGGGTTGGGGCTGTATCTAGTTTTGATGTGACCCTATATTCTCCCATCGCTCCAGATGGAAGACAGGTCGGAGGAGCGGCTGAGCTCTCCATATTTTCCAATTTTGGGAATCTGCTCGTAAAAAAATTTAATAACAAATACTATGCTCTAATTACTGTGGGGGTTAGCTATGGCGGGAACATTGCCTCTAATATTGATGAGGGTGCGGTGGTCGGTAATTATAGCATTACCTATTCTAATAAAGTTTTAAGAGGGGTACTGCGTGCAAAAGACAGTTATGTTGAGGGTGGAAATATACGGCTTGATATATCGGCATCATCTTATTTTGACTTTTAGAATTTCCATTCAATTTCATAACCATTATGAGTTGTTCTGTTTGTGGGAAGGCTAATAATCTAATTAAATCTATTGGCTACTGGGGAATGGCTGGAATGCCTATTTCTACACAAGAAAGTTATAATAACAGAATGAATGCTTGCAAATCTTGTGAGCATTTCAAGATGCCTATATGTGGTAAGTGCGGATGTATGATGATGGTAAAGGCAAGGATGGCAACAAGCGAGTGTCCTATTGGTAAATGGAAAAGCGAACCCTTGACACCCCCAGCATCAGTATGAACCAACTCCTATCCTTTGTTCAGTCTCAAGACTTGTTTGCTTGGCTTGGAGCATTGACCGCCCTTCTGACTGCGGCGATTGCTATTTGTGCATTGATCCCCGGTGACGAGCCAGAGGCCACGCTAACCAAGATCGTTTCGTTCCTCTCGAAGTTCTCACGGAAATAACAATGTGGGAGGCCATTCTCGCCTCGCTTGCTGGATTGATTGGGATTATCGCTTGGTGGACGAAGAACAGAGCCAAGACCCGCAAAGAACGAGACGATGAAGAAATTGCTTATAACCGCCGTCTCCGTGATTCGGAAGTCGATTCTTGGATTCATCGTCGCTAGTTTAATTTGTGGGTGCGTAACAACCCGCCCCTACGACCTTGGCCAAGTCCCGAACCAAGATTCAATTACCGACTTCATTATGCGCTGGGACAAGCTCGACAGAAGCAAAGCAACCCCAGAAGAATACAGACAGCTTTTTGGGCAATCGCTCAAAACGATATCTCGACTCGTGGAGGAAAATGAACGACTCCGAAAGAGGCTCGATCAATGACGATTCGAGAGGCAGTGGAAAGGTCAAGAGGCCACATAGAAAAGTGCGAGCCTAGTTTCGGCAAGAGGGTGGGGGCTTGGTATAGCGAGTTGATGAGCAAAAAGATTCCGGTGCTGATCTATTGTTCGGTGCGTACCCCTCAAGAGCAAGAGGAACTATATGCCCAAGGACGGACAAAGTCTGGAAGGAAAGTTACAAATGCTCGTGGAATACCCCCGCAATCGCTCCACATTGACCTAGGTAAAGGCTCTCACGCAATCGACTATGTTCCCCTTGCTCGCACCCCTAGTGGCGATCTAGTGGCTTCTTGGGACGATGACCAAGGCTACTCCATCACCCGCAAGATTGCAGAAAAACACGGCTTGCGTGGTCTAGATTGGGAACAACCTCATTTAGAGGATAGCAATATCTCTGGATGGCGGGAGCTTATATCTCCGCAAAAACAAGAGGTGAACAAGCAAAAGATTTCCCTAGTCAGTAAGCGTCCGTGGTCTAGCAGATAAAGGATGACATCAGCTCAGAGCGTGGAGAAAACAGAAGAGAAAATTTTTACAAAAAAGCACGACCTCCATCTCACTACTTTGCAAATGGCGGCGGTCGAATCGATGGAGAAGAAATATAAAAAGGGAGTCGTAGAAAATTGTGGAACTAAATTGTGGGAGATGCCGACCGCCCGCTTAGTTGAAGAAGCCATAGCGGAGGCGACAGATCAAATGGTATATCTCCTCACCCTTCGACAACAAATGCACATTGTGATGGAGCTTGCAAGGGACGGATGCACAGACGAAACATTGACAAATCCTAGAGCTAGAGAGTGTTGTAATTTAATTTACACAACTCTGACTGGTCAATCTAAACCCTTATGAAGCCAATTAAGTTCGTTGCTTGTGGTGATATCCACGGCGACGAACAAGACGCTCCCTCGGTGAAAGCCTTGCTCGCTTTTACCAAGGAATACATCGGCAAGGATGGTGGGCTTGTAGTCTGCATCGGTGATCTCTGGGATTTTAGGGCAATCAGAAAAGGGGCGGGCGATGAGGAGCAGGCATCGAGCTTGCAAAAGGATTGGGACGCAGGGGAGGAGTTCATTCGAGAGTTCTTTAAGTTTGGCGATGAGAGAATCTTTTTAAGGGGCAACCACGATGAACGGATTTTTGATATGGCTAATAACAGTCGAAGCGGTCTGGCTCGTGACTATGCAAATGATGGTATAGCAAACATCGAAGCGATAATGAAGGAGACGAAAGCAAGAATGTTCCCATACGATTCAGTCGGGGGAATCTACAAATGCGGCTCGCTCTCCTTTGTCCACGGCTACGGCCACGCAATGCACTCCGGCAAGCAACACGCCGATGCTTATGGGGATGTTATCTTTGGCCACACCCACGCCATCGATTATTTTCGTAGCGTCTCAATCGACCCCCGGACTGGCTACAATATTGGATGCCTATGCAACAAGACCCCAGAATATAATCGAGGCCAACTCCGTCGCCTCCGCTGGCAACACGGCTGGGCGTTTGGTGCAATTTATCCGGATAAAACGCACGAGGTGTTTCAAGCACGGCAACGAGGCAACAAGTTTTATTTACCCACGGACATAAAAGCGTTTTAATTATGAAAGCACAAAATCCTTGGCAGAAACTTTTGTCGGAACACATCAAAGACAAGTTTGCTCCACCTCAACCAGCGGGATATTACACGAGGGAACAAGTCAGTAAGTTGTGGCAGAAATCAATGAACACGACATCGAGGATGCTTAATCAAATGCTTGAGCAAAAGAAAGTGGAGATGAAAAGACATCCCTTTATTGTAGCGAGAAAAGACCATCGTGTGATTCGCAACCTTAAAACCTTCAAGATTCTCTCCACAAAGCACCCCCATAAGTAGCGTGTTTATAGGGACTTACAAACAATCGTTAAATAACCCTTGACAAGTTATGGGAGTGTGATAGGGTGTGGGTATGCAAATAACCAAATCAATCCCAACCACAAAAAGAAAATTCAGTCAGTCGTGCAACAGCAAACAAGACTTTTTTGACTTGCTGGTTGAACTTCGTGATGAGGCAGAAAAAAAGCAATACGACCCAGAGAATACATTTAGCAGGGAATATCAGCAAGGCTTTGGTGATGGCAAATGGAGCGTGCTGAATTCTTTAATAGATGAACTGGCGAAGTCACCGGACACAAGAACCTACTAAACAGAAAGGAAACCAAACCAAATGACTAAAATCCTAATAGCCTATATCATCGGCCTAATCGTAGGTGCTGGCTCAACCCTCTACATAGTTGAACATCTCCTCAATTAATCCTTTACAAGTTCAAATCGAAATCCTACAACAAACCAATGACATCCTTCCCACTCCCCGCTAGACCGCAAGCCTCCGCAGTTCCGGCTTGGCACATTGAGTTCAAAAAAGAAACAGCCATTGAGGGCAAGCTCAACGGATGGCGGGGCTGGTTCGACCAAGAGACAGGGCAAGGCTACAACCGCCACGGCAATTTCGCCTCCAACCACAACCTAATGGCTGAGAGGATTATTGGTGCTGGAATCAAATCACGCTTTGTCGATTGCGAGATTATGGGGCAACGCACCAAGACTGGCAAAGGAACAATCGTAGTGATGGATGCGTTCGACCCAGCCAATCCGAAGCCTTATGCAGAACGGATGAAAGAGATTGAACACTTGGAGGCCGTCACCTTTGATATCCCAAACAACAAGCTCCTCCGCTTTGTCCGTCTCGCACACCATAAGATCAATTCGATATGGGAAGAGATGAACTTCCAAAACAATAAGGCGGGGGAAGTAATCTGGGAGGGCTTCGTGATGAAATCGCTTGATGATGGCAAGTATCCTTATATCACCAACCCCTCTTACTGTTCCCCCGCTTGGCAGAAGCAACGGATACGCTGGTGATTATTTTCCTTGTAGTTTTCTTCGGGCTTCTGATTCTGCAAGGGGTGAGAATATTCGCAAAGCACATTGACCAGCAGAATTATGAGCGAAGGAAGTTTTATTTATTCGTGGCCGCCGAGCTAGATAAGATGGACAAGATCGTAGCCGAGGGCAACCATCCCAAAGAACCAAAGCAACCAGAGCTAGTCCTGCCTAGCAAGAACTGGGTGGGGCGAAACTAAATGAAGCTCTCCCCATCAGCCAAGTTCGAGATTCTTTGGAAGAGTCTGGGCGGGTGGGGGCTGATAAGGGAATACAAGTTTGCCGATGGCAGAAGGTTTCGTTTTGATTACTATCACATCGACGGCGTAGCCATTGAATTGGAGGGCGGGGTGTGGGTGCGTGGCAGGCATACCAGACCCTCCGGATTCCTCAACGATATGGAAAAATACAACCTTGCCGCATCGATGGGCATCCTAGTTTTCCGAATACCCTCTCACGATATCTCTGCCAAGTGGCTTTCCCCGATAATAAAAACCATAAAAGAAAGGACAACCAAATGAGTGAAGAACTGCCTGCATTCTGGCATCAAGAACCAGCCAATAAAAAATTACCAAATGAAACTACGGATGAATGGGTGGTAAGAGTGTTTGGAGCGTTCCCAGATACCGAGTTCGACCAGAGGAATGACTTTAGATTTTTGAACTTACCCAAGACACAGAAAGAAAACGCCGAAGGCTTTGGCGTTTTCGATGACGGACAGAACAAAAAATAAACAAAGAAAGAACCAACAAATGAATGACCAACTAGCAGTACACAACGGCAACGGAGTCTCCAACCATATCCGACAAGCGACTGATGTGGCGGGGGCTTGTCGTGCCATAGTAAAGGAAACTTGCCAACGCATCGGCCAAAAAGATTATGTTCGGGTTGAGGGCTGGCAGGCCATCGCAGTAGCTCACGGATGCGTAGCAAGCGCAAGAGATGTTGAGCGTCTTGAAGATGGCTATCGTTGCATTGGTGAGGTGAAGCGAATGGACAACGGACAAGTGATCTCCCAAGCCGAGGGGTTTCTGGGTGATGATGAGCCGATGTGGGAGAAGCGTCCGACCTACGCCAAAAGGGCGATGTGCCAGACTCGTGCAATCAGTAGGGCTTGTCGCTCTGCCTTTGCCCATATCGTAGTCCTAATCGACAAGAGCCTATCGACAACACCAGCCGAGGAAGTTCCTTATGGGGGATTCCAAGACATAAACACGGACAAGTTTGAGGAAGCCCGAAAGGCCGAACCAGCCAAGATAAGCAAAGCAGACCTAGCAGATATCACGGCCAAGCTCAACTCTCCTAATAAAACCAACGGCACAGAGCCGAGGGATATAGAATTGAAGTTTGGTAAGTATAAAGGCTCTACCCTTCGTCAGATCGCCGCCTTTGGTGAGAAGGGCTTGGACTACTTGGACTGGTTAAGCAAACAAGAACTCAAACCCGGCAAGGACGGGCAACCATATAAGAATGACATCATACGCAACGAAATCATCCAAGAGATTCTTTTGGAGAGCGAGGCGTTAAGTAAAGGAACACCCGATGAAATCCCATTCTGAACTCATCCAAGACATACTTAACGATGTGAGGAGCAAGGCCGCCGATCTTGAAAGAGAACGATGTGCCGACCTCGTGCAACAACTGGCAGACGGAACAGAGGATGCAGTCATCACCGGAATCTTGAATGAGGTGGTGCTTGCGATTAGGAGGCTCGGAGATGTCAGCCGTTGATGTTGAAGTTCCAGAAACCAAGTGGTCGATGCTTGTTTGGAAAACCATAAAGGAGAAACCATATAACGATGAAAGAGTTCTTATGGATATCGGCGGTGAGGTTGTTGTCGGTCGTTTCATTGATGGCTCGTTTGTGTCTCGAAGCTGGGGGCATTCTGAAAACGATGTTCGGCTTTGGGCAAGCTGGCCGAAAGCACCCAAATGGTAACTTTCCTTTCATCCATCGGGAAAGTTTTGTGGGAGTTATTCGTGGTAGGTATAGGATGCTTGAGTATTTTTCTCACCATTCTATTTCTGGCCGATCTATTCTTGGATTTAGTAAAAGATATATGGAGGAGAATTAAAAAATGAGCGTCAAAAGATTAAGTCTTGTCGATGAGTTTCACGGACTGGTTAGCAGAAGATTAAAAGACTTGTTTAAGAGATTGAACCACGCCGAAGTAGAAAACTTTAAGGACATCATCAGCCACCTAGACTACTCGCATCGAATCACTAAAGAGCTACTGGAACGAGCGAAGAAGTATCAGAAGCGGGATGCGGAGAAAAATAAATGAAGAAAGTATATGTAGTTTGCCGAGATAGAATTTCATTTCCAGTGGGTATTTTTGAAACAAGAGAAGATGCAATCAGTTTTTTAAAGCTCTGGGGAAGTGTTAACTATATAATAGAAGAGTTTGTTCTATGGGGAGACGGACAAGACCCTAGGCAAATTATTCATGCACAAACAGGATTTACCCACTCTTGTTATGCAATGAAATATTACGGCTATCCACATGAACAAGCCGCCGAAATAGAAAAAGAACGCAAGGAGAATGAAATAAAATGAAGCGAGATTCTTTCTGGTTTCCCTTTGAACCTAACCGCTGGCTAGCGAATGAGAAGCTGGCCTTGGTGAGCCTTGAGGCCAAGGGGCTATGGATTCACTTGCTCTGTCTTATGTATAAGGCCAACGCCGGCGGCAAGCTGACCATCAACGGACACATACCCACCCCCGAACAGATCAGCAGAATGGTTGGGCAAGATGCCAAGCCTTTACTGCAAGAGCTTGAGGTTGCTGGGGTTTATGAGCTAAAGGATGGGGCAATCTATCACGGAGGAGTGGCATCCGGACTAGCAAAGATGGAGGAAAGATCGGCTGGATATGCTCGAAGGATAACCCATAGATGCGCCATAGATGCACCATCTATGAACCATCTATCGTCCATAGATGAACCATCTATCGTATATAATAACAGTAATAGTAATAGTAAGAGTTATAGTAATAAGGATAAAAAGAAAGAGAGGGAGGGCTTGCGCCCCACGCACGCTGAATGGATTGCCTTTGCAAATGAGATTGGATGGAGGCTTACGGATGCAGAGTCGGCTTTTGATTACTACCAGAGCAACGGATGGAAGGTTGGGGGCAGGGCATCGGTTAAGGATTGGAGGGCGTGTGCCAGAAATTGTCAGCGGAGAAGCAACCAACAACCAATCAAAGGAACACAACCAATGAAGAAACCAATCAAATCGGGGTGTGAATCCCCGCCAACTTACAAAATTATGGGCTTTCAGACGCTTGAGGCGTGGGAAAAGGCAGGGTGTCCGTGAACGACCTCGTTTTAGCGGCCACAATCCACCGGGTTAAGTCTTGCGAGGACAAAATTGCCCAATTCGAGCAACTCATAAGCACACTCACCGCTCAGATGGCTCATAATCGCACGGAATTGGCCTCCAAAGGGCTTGCAAACCTAGTTATGGGGACAACTACCCCCCTCGACATCCCAAGGGAGCTACGGCCAACCTTCGGGCGTTATCGGGCAAGGGGAAATCGTTCTCACAACACAGTTCAGAAGCGTTGGGGCATTTGGAAGGCTCAATATGAGTCTGGCCTAACAGTAAAAGAGATTGCGAACGCTTGGGGGTGTCACCATTCCTCAATCGTGAACGCAAAAAGCAAAAACTTCACGGCTCGGAAGTCTAGCGGGAGAGGAATCAAATGATCGCAATTTTAGAGGCCGAGCAGTTCGAGTTGCCATTTATGAGAACCAGTCACCCAGTAAAGACGGAAGGCCACGACCAGAACGCTCGAATCCTAGCACATTTGCAAGCCGGGAGAAGCCTCACGGCTCTGGAAGCCCTCGAATGGTTCAAGTGCTTCCGGTTGGCGAGTCGAATTTGTGACTTGAAAAAGGCGGGGCATCAGATTGAGAAGCGAACGGTGCAAACCAACAGCGGCAAGCGAGTGGCCGAGTATTATTTGCAGAAATGAACAACTTAAAACTACCCCTTGCCTCAAATCTGACTCAAAGTAGCTTGCACATTCGATGAACGAACCCTTCACATCCTCAGAGGCAAAGGCCAAGGGAATTCTTTCTGACCGCTACCCCGGCAAGGAGATGGCAAAGCTCTATGCCGAGAACCGCAACCAAGCAACCATCGATATGTTGAGGGATGCCGTGTTCACTTTGATTACTAACGAGATTCCCACTTGCACCATCGCCCAAGTTTTACGCAAAACTCACGGAGCAATTCAGTACCACCTACGATGTCTTGAGGGGGACGGCAAACTAAAGAGACGGAACAAGCGATGCCATTGGCGGGAGGCCGTTGAAGCGTGAACAAGAAAATCAACAAGATGGAGGCCAAGGCAATCGAGGCACAGATCGACAAGCTAAAGACCCCAGTTGACAGAGGCGATGGTAAGATAATCAAGGGGGACGAATCACCCTCAAGACGCTACCGCCATTTGTGCGAGCGACTCCACTTCTTAACGATGAAAAAAGCTATCATCATCCTAGCCATCACGCTCTTAACCTCGGTGCAGGGGGCAAACATAATGATTGAGTTGCCCAAACCGCCACCCAAGAAAACCATCAAGGCTCGAATCACGGCCTATTGGCTTGGCGAGGACGAGTTCGGCTATAAAAGCTCAACAGGAAAACGGTTGGTATCGGGCAAGTCTTGTGCGGTAGACCCTAGACTTATCCCCTATGGAACAAAACTAGTCATCGAAGGCAAGACCTACCACGCACACGACACCGGCACGGCAGTCATATCCCGAAAGGCATCGGGCAAATCTAGGTTGCCAGTCGTTGACCTTTTCTACGCTAGCGAACGACAGGCGAGGCGGGAATTGGCAAGGGTGGGACGGACGGCAGTAGTGGAAATCCAGTAAATGAACCACATCGGCCAAGACCCAGCAGACAGCATCTTGGCTAGTTACACGCCCGATATGGCCGAGCATATCGACACCCTGCAAGATCGGGTTAAGGAACGGCTGGCAAAAATGCAAGCGATGAACCCCAGCATTGACCTAGACCAGCTAGCCAAGCTCACGGCAGAGGTGGTGGAGCAGACCATAAAGCACGAAGGGGACAGCCAAATGTTGAGGCATCGGAGGGACGACACCTTGGACGAATCCTTGCTAGCCCTAGCCACGAACCGAAGCCCCGACTCGCTGACCTCAATCGCAAAGCGTTACATCAACCCAAGCACCGGAAAGCCATACACAAGGGCGGCTATTTCGGCACGGCTGACGGAGTTAAGCCAACGCACTGGCCTAGTTTTACGCATCCAACGGAGCGAACGAGTGCGCCAAATCTACAAGGAGCGAGCCTTGAGGGTGCATAAAAAGAGGCGGGAAGAATGCCCCAAATGGAACTCGGAAGCGTGGGCAAAAGGCATAAAACCACGAGGAAAAAAACGGTGAGGGCAGGCTCGAAAGTGATATGTGTGGATGACCGCTTCCCTACCGAGATCATCCTTTTCTACAACCACCTCCCCATAAAGGACAAGGTGTATGTGGTAAGGGGACTAGGGGTTGGGGTAGGGCTGAACGGACAGGAGGGCGAGGTCGTTGTCTACCTTGAGGGATTAAAGAACCCCTGCTCGACCACCCCACCGCATCCAGAACGAGGCTTTCACTCCGACAGATTCAGAGAGATTGAACCACCCGCAGAAGTCGAGGCCGAGGAGTTGGCCGAGGCTCACGCATAACCCAAAAAGGACATCCCAAAATGAGCGAAAAGCAAATAGGAATGGAGCTACAACGCACCGTCAAGGCACTAGAAAAGGCCAAGGAAACAGCCATTGAACAGATGGGGCAGGCCATCGGACTAGCCGCAGACGCAGGCGACATCCTGCTCTCGGCACGGACAGAGGGGCTAGACCTCGAAGCCATCCAAGACATAGCACAAATAAACGGTGAGCAGGCAAGGCGATATGAGCGTGTGGCAAAGGCAAGGCCAAGCCTCCAAGCCCCTACCCCCGGTGGCCTCAAGCAGTTAGCCCTATGGACTGGGCTACTACCCGACCCCATTGAAACCTCCAACCCCAAGGCCGAGCAGGCTTGGCATAGCTACATCATCAAAGCCCGCCAATGGCTCGCACGCAAGAGCATCACCCAATGGACACCAGCCCAGCGTACCCAATTCGTTGAGGAGGCAAGGCCAATAGTCGAGGCGTTCAAAGAGGCAGGGGGGGAGCTATGACAAAAGGGATATGCGACTTACGCAAGATTCTACACAAGGCACAAGTGCGACTTACGCAAGCAGGGTCGTTGATTATAGGGTACTTACGCAAGGCAGGGTCATTAGTGCGTAGCATCAACGATTTAGGTAACTTTTACTTTGCCAAAACCCCCCAAAACAGGTTCCGACCGCGACTTTTTTGTACGAATTAACCTAGTATTTTTTTGTGTTAAACATTGTTAAACAATCTTGCGTAACTTTTTAGACCTTATGAAATATCCCTCTTTAGTAACAAAGAAAATTAGCGAGCTTTCACCAGCAAAATACAATCCAAGAAAAATTACTTCCGAGGCTTTGGGTAGGCTCACAAAATCTTTGAGCGAACTTGGGAATCTTCAGCCGATAACTTGGAACGCCAAAACTGGGAACATCGTTGGAGGCCATCAAAGGCTAAAGTGCTATTTGGCACTTGGTAGAGATGAAGTCGATGTATGGGCGGTGTGGTTGGATGAGACGCAAGAGAAGGCGGCCAATCTTGCTTTGAACAAGTTGAGTGGTGAATTTGATATGCCCCAACTCAAGGACATCCTAGAGGAACTGGATGCAGGGGAGATCGACATCGACATAACCGGGTTCAGCTTGGATGAGATTGGCAAGATGATGGAGGCAACAAGCCCAGAAGATGAAGAAGGTGGAGGGGGCGAGAAATGTTTGGCGTGTGGAAAGCCCTTGTGAGAAATGCGACAATCAGAACTAGCGAAACTATGGGGAATATCTGGGGCGGCGATAAACAAGCTAGTAAAGGCGGGTATGCCCCTAACCAGCGAGGCAGAGGCTCAAAGCTGGAAGATCGCAAACCAAAAGCGAGTAGGCAGAAAGCAACTTCTAATCCAAGCACCATCCCCGACCTCCTCCGAGCAATTGAAGGAATCGGATGCCGAGTCATACAAATCGACAAGCTCGCTTGGCAGATTGAATCGAGCGAAGCAAGCCGAGGTAGTTGCTTACTCGTTGGTCGCTACGGCGGCCACAAACAAAAACCCAGTAGCGATGAGGTCGGCAGTTCAAGGATGGGGCGAGGCAAAAAAGCGAGTCGCAGAGGCAGAAATGGAACACGCTCGGTTCGAGGAAGTAACCAGAGTGCTAGTGAGAATGGACGAGGTGCGAGAAGTGTTCGGCAAATGGCTAGGAGCAATTAGAAACCTAATGGACGCTATGCCTTCGAGCTTGGCCGCCAGAGCAAACCCTAGCGACCCAGAATGTGCTAAAAGGGCTATTCAAGAGGGCATCGATCAAATCTTTGTGACTATTCAGAAAGCAGAAGGAGCATTTAAATGAACGAGTGCTTCATTGTTTTGCTAGTAGCAATCGCAATCCTTGGCATAGTGCTTCCATTCTTTGACCGATGAAAACTCCTTGCGTTGTTGCTTTTGGTGGAGGAACAAACTCTGCCGCTATGCTCATTGAAATGCAAAAGCGGGGAGTTGTTCCAGACCTTATTCTGTTTGCTGATACTGGTGGCGAGCTTCCAGAGACTTATGAGTTTGTCGATACATTCAGCAAGTGGCTAGTGGAAAGACAAATGCCAGAAATACAGACAGTAAAATATAAAAAAGAAACCCTAGAAGAGAATTGCTTGCGACAGAAAATGTTGCCGAGCTTGGCCTATGGTTTTAAGGGATGTTCGCAGAAATATAAAATCCAACCCCAAGACAAGTTTTGCAATAACTGGGAAGCATCTAAAGAAGCGTGGAAGGCGGGCGGCAAGGTTTTGAAACTTATTGGCTATGATGCCGGGGAGTCTCACCGAGTTAAGTTCTATGATGACAAAAAATATATTTACGAATATCCACTTGTCCGTTGGGGATGGAATCGGAGCAAGTGCATTGATGTTGTGAAAAGTGCTGGATTTGCACCAGCAAAATCATCTTGCTTCTTTTGCCCAGCTATGAAAAAGCACGAGGTTTTGAGTCTAGTTAAAAATCATCCAGAACTTGCAGAAAGAGCAGTAAGGATGGAAAACAATGCCCATCTCACAAGCGTTATTGGACTTGGGAGAAATTGGAAATGGGAGGACTTAATTAAGTCGGATGCAAGCCAAATGAAATTATTTGAGGACTTGCCAGATGAAGTTCCTTGTGGATGCTATGACGGATGAAACGCTCTCCACTTAAACGCAAAACCCCACTCAAGCGAGGCGGGAAACTACGCCGAGTATCTGCAAAAAGAAAAGGCCAGAACGAAGTCTATAAAGATGTGCGAGAGAAGTTTCTAACCAATAATCCAGTCTGCCAAGTGTGCAAATGCAAGATGGCGAGCCAAGTTCACCATAGGCGAGGAAGATTTGGGGATAGGCTCAACGAGGTAGAGTTCTTTTTGGCGGTGTGCTTCGAGTGCCATCATCAAATCCATTTGAACCCCGCTTGGGCGTATGCAAAAGATTATTTGGTCAAGAGATGAATCCACTAATCGAACCAGACATAAAGACAGAATACAACATCATTTCTCTTGGTGCTGGGGTTCAGTCTAGTTGCCTAGCCTTGATGTGTGCGAGGGGGGAAATCTCCCCTATGCCAGACTTTGCTATTTTCTCTGATACGCAAGACGAACCAGAGAGCGTCTATAAATGGCTAGAGCAGTTAAAGGCATTGTTGCCATACCCGGTTTATATAGTAACGGCTGGGAGTCTTTCAAAAGAATCATTAAAAATGAGGGTGACAAAAGATGGCCGCAAGTTCAGCAGAACGAACATTCCATTCTTTACCAAAAGTGCCAAGGGCAAGCTGGGTAAAATCGTGTTTAGGTCTTGCACGGCAGACTTCAAAATTAAGCCGATTATGAAAGAGGCTAGGGCTAGGTGCAAAATTAAGAGGGGGCAAAAACATATTTCAGTAACTCAATATATCGGTATTTCTTGGGACGAGTGGCATCGGTGCAAACCCTCTAGGGATGCTTGGGCACAAAGCCGCTGGCCTCTGATTGAAAAGCGAATGACTAGGCAGAGTTGCTTGGAATGGATGGAGCGAAACGGATACCCAAAACCACCAAGATCATCGTGCGTATATTGCCCATTTCACTCAAACAAGGAATGGAAGCGATTGAAACAAGAAGAACCAGAGGCATTTGAGCGAGCCGTGCAATTCGAAAAGGATATGCAACTTGCAAAAAAGAATAGCGAGAATTTTGACTCCACGCCATTCCTCCACAAGTCTTGCACCCCTATTGAGCAAGTAGATTTTAGGGACGATTTCGATAAGGGGCAGATGGATATTTTTGGTGGCGATCATCCCCATTGTGAAGAAGGGATGTGTGGGGTGTGAACCAGATTGATGAGGCCAAGAACTTTGCTCGTCTTTTGTTTGAGCCAAGGGAACAGCTCTCGATTCCAGAGTGGGCAGAAAAAAACCTCACACTTTCGGCAAGAGTAACCAACATCCCCGGTGCGTATTCGACAACGCTTACGCCCTATGTCCGCGAACCCCTAGAGGCTTTTGGCGATGATTCGATTCGTAGGGTGGTGCTGGTATGGGGGGCACAGACAAGTAAGACCACAACGATTCTAGCTGGCCTAGCGTACCGAATAGCAGAGCGACCTTGCCCCGCCTTGTGGGTGATGCCTAGCGAGCATTTAGCTAGATCATTCACGGAAACTAGGTGGTTGCCAATGATTGACGATTGCCCAGCCCTTGCGAAAGAGAAACCAGACAACACCGACAAAATCAAAATCCTAGAGCAACACTTCAAACGATGCTCGGTATGGTGGGCTGGCACTAGCCCCTCGGCTCTTTCTAGTCGCTCGATTGCTTTGCTTTGTATGGATGAGGTGGACAAGTTCCCAGAACAAGCGGGGTCGGGGCGAGAAGCAAACCCAGTTCAATTAGCAGAGGCCAGAGTTAGCACCTATCCCAACCATCTCATCATAGCAACCAGCACCCCGACAACTGCCGACTCAATAATCTGGGCTGAATGGCAGAAGGGGGATATGCGCTTCTATTTTGTGCCTTGCCCCCATTGTGGATTAAAACAAAAACTAATTTGGGGACAAGTGAAGTGGGATGAATCGGCCAAGATAGAAGATGGCGTTTATGATTACGCCCTAGTGAAATCCTCGACCTATTATGAGTGCGAGGGATGCAAGGGCAAGATTCAAGACGGCCAGAAAACCAAGATGCTCCGAGAGGGGGAGTGGAGGGCAACCAATCCCAAGGGCGAGCCTGCCAGACGCTCCTACCATCTCAACGGCCTATATGCCCCTTGGGTTAGCTTTGGGAGTTTAGCGGTGAAGTTTTTGCAAGATAAGCACAATGGAATCATAGGGCTACAAGACTTCGTGAATCGAGTTCTTGCCGAGCCTTGGATGGAACACGAAAGCGAGAAAATGGAAATTGTAGCGGGTGATTACAAGATGGGCGAAGTCAGAGTAAATGAAAAGCTGATTATGGCTTGCGACATTCAAGAGGCAGGGGGCTTCCACGCTTGGTGCGTTGTTAGGGCTTGGGATTTAGAGGGTAGGTCAAGGCTCGTGTGGGCAGGTAGGCTAGAAACTTGGGGAGACATCCAAGCCAAGGCAGAAGAGTTTGGAGTTGAAAGCAAATGCGTATTCTGCGATTCGGGCGATCAAACCAGAGATGTTTATTTGAATTGTTGCAAAAATGGATGGATAGCGTTAGTTGGTTCAGATCGTACTAGCTTTTCTGAAATAGTCGGAGACCATAAGTTGCAACGCCCATATTCACGAATTGCAAATGGAGACCCATTTAGCGGTAAGGCTGTTCAGTTGAAAACTGGTTGGAAGTGGAAATTCTGTCCAGTTTGGCGTTGGTCTAATCCGTCCATCAAAGACATCCTAGCAAATCTATTGAAAGAGCCGGGTTACATCGCTCTCGACACACCCGATGTTTGGCGTGTGCATATTGAATCAGAGGTGAAGGTGAGGGTGAAAAATCCTATGACTGGCAGGGAAAGGCTTGTATGGAAGCAAGTCGGAAAGCATAATCACTTAATGGATTGCGAGTGTATGAACATCGTGGGGGCGGCTTTGTATGGGCGATTGAAAGTGTCGCCCGCAAGTTTGACAGAAAGTGAGTTTGATAATGGCGAAGGGTGATTTCATTGGGCTACCCCTTGCCACCCTCACTTCGTTGCGTGATAAATATATCACTTGCCTAGAAGCGATAGCGGTGGCGGGTTCAAGCTATTCGATAGCTGGTCGTTCGTTTTCAAGAGCGAATCTCGGTGAGGTAAGAGATACGATTATGGAATTGACCCTAGCCATTCAACAAGCGACTGGCACTAGGGTTCGCACAACCTACGCAAATTTCGGCTCGTGAAAAAAGCCTCTCTCAATCTGATCGATAAGGCGATTGCCTTTGTAAATCCTCAGGGCGCAGTTGATAGGCTTGTTGCTCGTCAAAGGATTAAAAACTTCGAGTATGATGCGGTAAAGTATTCGAGGCAACGCAAGGGGCCGAGTTCGCTTTCTGGTGCGGAAGATTATCGCTCCAACTATGACCGAGTTGAGTTGATGAAAAGGGCGAGGGACTTGGCCGAGAATGTTGGCCTTGTCCGCTCCATCCTTATGAAGTTTGCCAGCCACACCGCCGCAAACATTTCTTACCAAGCCCGAACCGAGAACCCCGAAGTCAATACCGAGGTAGAGGCATATTGGGCAGAATGGTGGGACAAGTGCGACATCTCCACAAGGCATACCGGCTCAACACTTATGCAAGTGGCGATGATGTCGATGTTACGAGATGGTGATTTTCTTTTTGTCCTAGTCCGAGATTCAGATGGCAACTTAAAAATACAAGGCATTGAGGGTGATAGACTTGGCGACCCATTCAAGGTCTATACAAGCTCGGAGTTAATTGGTGGAATCCATATCGACCAAAGGACTGGCTCGCCCACAGCTTATGATGTTTATAGCCGAACGATTGGCGATATGTATTCGTTCCAAGCAACCATTCCCGCAAGCCAAGCCTTTCACTTATTCGACCCACTCCGCATTGACCAGTACCGAGGAATCTCCGCTTTCCATACCGCAATCAATGACGCAACGGATATTCACGAAATCGTGGGCTTCGAGAAGATGTCAGCCAAGGTTGCTTCTAGCCAGAGCGCAATCATAAAGAGGAATAACAACAATGCTTCCGATCTCTCAAGCCTCACAAACGATCAAGACATTAACGGAAGCGCAATCAAGCTGGAAGCGATTGAGTCTGGCAAAATCTCCTACCTAGAGCCGGGTGAAGATATCGTGTTCCCCGATGGCCCGAGCCGTCCCTCCGGTGCGTTTGCAGAGTTCCATAAGATTCTTCTCCGCAACATTTGCTTAGGCGTGGGCATCCCTTACAGCTTCGCCGTCGACCCTTCTGCTATGTCTGGCCCGACAGCCCGCCTTGAGATGCAACAAGCAGGGCGCACCTTCCGCAGATACCAGAAGCTCCTAGATGATAAGGTGCTTCGCCCAATTAAGAACATCGTAATCGCCGATGCAGTTGCCAGAGGATTGATTGAAAACAATGTTGGGAGCAGAACTACAAGGGGTATTTTCAATTTCGGGGCGAATGTCTCCATAGACTTATCTAGGGACAGCCAGTCGGCGATCTCGGAATTTAAGAGTGGCTTGCGAACGGCGGCAGATATTTATAGTGAGCGAGGCCAAGATTTTGAAAGTGCTATGCGACAAAGAGCTATTGAGGCGAAGCTGATAAAGGATTTAGCACAGAAGTATGGCGTAGCCCCAGAGACGATTTCCGATATTGTCACCCCGACACCTCCGCAACCCCAACTGCCTCCTGCTCTCGCACCCAAACCAGTAGCACCCATAGAGGATAAACCAGAGGAGGATAAGAATGAGGGAGGCGACCAGAAGCCAATTCCAGAAGACCCCATCGAACCATCCTCCGAAGAATTAGAAGTTAAAAAAAAAGATACTGAAGAGGCACTAGCAAAACTAGACCCAGCATCCATCAAGATGCTGATTGCGGGAATGATGGGCGGGATTGAGTTGGCAAAGTACGATGGGATTGATTTTACCCCACCAGAAGGAGCTAGGGAGGCCGCTAAAAGAGCCTTGGATGTGCGGGAGACGAAACCACCCAGCCAAAGGGGAATGACCCCAGTGGGCATCGCTAGAGCTAGGGATTTAATCAATGGGGTGAAGATGTCTCCCGATACAGTTCGCAGAATGAAAGCCTTTTTTGATAGGCACGAAGTGGACAAAAAGGGAGCGACCTTCGGGGAACAGGGCAAAGGCTGGCAGGCGTGGAATGGATGGGGCGGGGATGCTGGCTTTTCTTGGGCAAAGAAAGTAGTCGGACAGATGGAGGCTAGGGACAAGAAAACCGAGTTCGTTGCTGGCAGGGATTGTGGGCAAGATGAGGGTGGCACTTTCGGGCCAGATAACAAGTGTGCAGTAGGTTACGGCAGACCCCCATTTAAGGGAGGCTATACGCCAACTCGACCCGGTGGGAAATTCCCAAAAGATTATAAGAGGCCAACACCTCAAGGGAAAGCAGAGAAGCCCAAAAAACAAAAAGACACAACCCCCGCACCCCCACCTCCTAAGCCACCACAGCCACCAACATCCAAACCAGAACAAGAAGCCAAAAAGGAGAAAACAACAGACAAGGCTAGAATCGTTGAAAAGATGAAAGGTGATGGGCTTTCTAGTGTTGAGTTGCCAGTAGATGATGATGTGGCAATTAAAATAGGTGCTTCATACGATCTTTTGAAGGCAAAGGGTTATGACATACCACCTCCGTCTGAAATAGGTATGGCAACCTTAAGCTCTGGAACTGTTGCCCAAGCCTCTTCAACATATATTAACGGGCAAGTTCGCCGCCAAGAAATATATTTTAATAAAGCATATAACAAAGAAGGGCAGGGAGGATTCCAAGACATAAACAAAAGAATGGTAGAAAGGGGATGGCTTGGAAATGATGATGTGTTTTCTCACGAATATGGACATATCTTGCATCATAAAAACATAGGGTATGACGATGCTGAAATGTATAAAACTGAAAAGTTTGGGCCGGGGACAAGCGGTGAAAATAGAAAAAATATAGCCAAAAAAGTTAGCGAATATGCGGCAATCAACCCAATGGAGTTTGTTGCAGAGGTTTTTGCTGGACACATCAATGGCAAAAAATATGATAGTGGTGTTATGGATATGTACGATCTTTACGGAGGCCCGCAATTAAAATGATAATCCCACCAGAATTATTTAATCAAGAGGACTACGATAGAGAGTTTGGTAAATATCTTAAGGGTCTTTATGGCATAAAGGACAAAGAACTAGCAGAGCCATCTTGCCCAATCGCAACCCAAGACATCAAAACAAATCTAGCCAATAGGCAGATAGCCGTGGACGATGCGAACTACGGTCCAGCTAACCCAAACGAACCCAACGAGGATTACTGGAAAGCCAAGGCAGATGAGTTCCAAGGCGATGTAGTAACGGCCAAGAAAATGCTTTGCGGTAATTGTGCGGCCTTCGACCAGAGGAGCAAGATTCTAGGGTGCATTAAGAAGGGCATCGGAGAGGACGCAAACGAGGTGGCCGTTGGTGGCGATCTAGGTTACTGCGAGATTTTTGACTTTAAGTGTGCGGCTAAAAGGACTTGCGATGCTTGGATTGTGGGTGGCCCGATTAAAGATAAAGCCAAGTAATTGACAAAAGGGATTACCCTTATGCCCCTACCACTTCCTTCCGCTGACGAATCAGAGCAAGACTTTGTATCCCGCTTTATGGGAGATGAAGAGGCGGTATCCAAGTTTCCAGACGAGACGCAAAGGGCGGCGGTTGCCTATTCTACTTATAGGGATGAGGAGATGGAGGAAATGGAGCTAGGCGGGGTGAGCATTTTAGAGGTTGGTGAAGCAAAAGGACACGATCTTTTCGTGGATAAAGTTAGCTTGCAGACCGCCCTAAAACTTATGAAGGGTGCAAGGAATGGGGTGAAGGTAAAGATGAACCACGGAAGCGGATTAGACGCTGTCGTTGGCTTTGCTAGGAATCCCCGCATTGATGGGGATAAGCTAGTCGCAGACCTTCGCCTTCTCCGCAACTCTCCCCACTATGGCCTAATCAAAGAGATGGCCTCCGAAGCCCCAGACCAGTTCGGCGTTTCCCTAGCCTTCGTGAACGAATCCGAGACCATCAATGGCAAGGACTACATTCGCCCCCAGAGCATCGCCTCTGCTGATCTTGTTTCATCCCCTGCGGCCACTAATGGCTTGTTCGAGGAGATGATTAAGTTTATGGAGAAGGTTAAAGAATTTAGGTGCTGGGACGGATACGAACCAGCAAAGGGAGTCAAAGCCTACGAACCGGGTTCTTGTGTGAAAGCAGAAGAAAAACTCGGCTATATCAGCGGAGGCAAGACAATCCCAGCAACAACGAAACAATCCGTGGAGGAAGCTCCACTTGACAAAAAGGACAAAACAAATATGGAAAATAAGGATTACACAAAAGATATCGAAGATATCAAGGTTCGCTTGGCGGCCATTGAAGATTCGATGAAACCCAAAGAAGAAGTAAAAAAAGAGGAGATGGCCTCCGAGAAGCCCTCCGAGACTCCCGCCCCTGCTCCCGAAGTCTCCGTTGAGGTTGAACCCTCCGAAGATAAAAAGGAAGAGATGAGCGAGGTTGTGAAGAAAGTTCTAACCGAGTTCGGCATTAAGCCCATCTCGGCTTCGCCAGTTGTTGAAGCACCAGCGAAGGTTGAACCTAAAACTTTTGAAGCACTCGTGGCCGCCCACAGCGATTACGGAA